TGGTTTGCAAGTGCCTTCATGTGGAATTGAAGATATGGATAAATCTGTCTTTAATTTATTTAATGATCAGATACCTTTGTTTTATGAGTTAGATGGGGAGAGAAAAAGAATACCTGTGATTTTTGCCACGGGGGAACGTTTTGCTATTTTACGCAAGAAAAGACCGCTCAGAGATAAATCAGGAGCTTTAATTTTACCTTTAATTGCAATTTCTAGAACTTCATTAGAGCAGAGTCCGCCTAAAGGTGTAGCTGATAATGCTATGGTCCCGCATGTGATTAAGCGAAGAATAGCGGCTGAGGATTTACATGAGCAACAACTTAAAAATAAGGAAAATTTAGAAAACGTTAAGAATACTTTAGGACAAGAAGAAGGATTAGTTGAAGTTGATAAAAATAAAAAAAATTTAAGTTTGATACCACAATTGAATTCTAATAATATCTATGAAGTAATTGAGATGCCTCCAATCAATTATGTAGGTGCTAATTATGAAATTGCAATTTGGACTAATTTTCAACAGGAAGCTAATCGTATTTTTGAGACAATTATTAAATCCTATACCATTAATGTCAGTCAACAGTTTCGTTTAGAGTCTGATAAACCTTATTGGTTTTCTGGATTTGTGAGTAATCAGGTTAATACTGAAACATCTTTCAGTGATATGACAGAAAATGAACGTTATGTTAAAATGACTTTAACTATGTCTGTCAATGGTTATGTGATATTACCAAATATGATGGGTGGTAAGACGGCTTTACGTTCCTTTATTTCAGCGCCTCAAATATCTTTTGATGTGTTTGAAGATAGTAATGCTGTGTTGCCTTTACATGGATTTGGAGGTCCAATTAGTAATCAATTAGATAGTCATATTTTTGATGATTTACAAGCTGAGGATGATCCATTCCCTTCGGATAATGTAGGGATTGATGCAGGTAGTAATGCTATTAATTTATTATTGAATCGTCCTGGGTATATTGCACAGAATGATACTCGAGACCCTAATAATACGAGTGCCTTACAGATGGGGATTATGAATGTGAGTCGGGTGAAGGGAGAAATTTCTTATAGGGGTGAGGCTGCAAAAAATATTATGTTAAGTATTACCAAGTGATGGACAAATAATCGGTAAATAGTTAATCTTTCTGATAAAACCGGACTTCCTCTGAATAATTATGAATATAAAATAGTTTTCACGTTAAGAAATAGGAGAAAGATAATGAGTGAGCAAGTATTTAAATCACCTGGATTTTTCGAGAGAGAAATCGAGATACAAAGTAAACCACCAAAAAAAGAGCCCAATTCATCTCCCGTCGGTATTATCGGTCCAGCCGAGAAGGGTCCAGCCTTTGTGCCTGTGATCCTGAATTCCTTGGACGATTATAAACAGGTTTTTGGGGATATTCAAAGGGATAAATTAGCAGGACATGCAATATCAGAATTTTTTACATCAAAAGATCCTGCCAGAACTGGTGGTTTTGAAGCCTCAGTTCAATTCATCAGAACTTTAGGTTTAGGTTCAGATAAAATTGCCAATGGGGTCTCACCTTCAGCAGGTTTTATCTGCGAGGAAGATGAAGGTGGATTTGGAGGCGTTCAATTATTAGCTGCCGAACATACTATTGATGATAATGAAAAATTTGCGAACGGGATGTTTTCATTAAATGAAACAACTTCAAATTTATCAGCATGTCAATTAATTAGGGCAATGTTTTTCTTACATAAGGATTGTAAATTAACATTTGCAGCAGGAGCTAATAGTGGTACAATTACTGCTAATAAAGAATTTATAATTACAGTAACTGTTGGAAATGGAAATACTGCGATTAAATCTAGAAGTGTAACAGTATCTTTAGATGTAGATAAAAACAATTATATTGATAAGGTTTTAAACACAGATCCATTTGCAATTGATGAGTATGGATATTTATTATATCTACACTTTCCTGTAGATAAGGATTTTTGTTCAATTACAAATGGTGATAATAAAGTCGCCTTATTAAGAGGTTCCTCGGATCATTATGGTCAATTTAATACACGATTTAATAGTCCTAAAACAAGTAAATTTATCAGTCAACCTTTTGGTAATAAAGAATATGATTTGTTTCATTTTGAAGCAATTGATGATGGTGCCTATGCAGCAGGTAAATATAAGATTAGTATCAGTAATTTAAGAGCTTCCACAGATGTGAATTATAAGTTTGGGACTTTTAACATTGAATTAAGAGATTTAAATGATACTGACGAAAATCCTGTTGTATTGGAATCTTATGCTAATTGTAGTTTAGATCCATCTTCCAGCAATTATGTGGCTAAATTGATTGGTGATCAAAAGACATTCTATAATATTGATGTTGAAAATACTGATGAAAGACGTCTCTATACTGAAGGTGAAAATCCTAATCAATCAGCCCGTATTCGTATTATTATGTCTGACGATGTTAGAAATAATGAAATTCCTGATGAATCTTTACCTTTTGGTTTTAAAGGATTGCCAGTGTTAAAAACTGGAAACGATTTAACAACAGAAGCAACCAATAATGAAAATCTTAATACAGCAGTATTACCACCTTTGCCTTATCGTTTTAAGATTACTAGCGGCGGTAGAGATTATACACAAAATCAATATTTAGGTCAAGCAGGTTCACAAGAAGCAGTGAGCACAGGTCAATATTGGGGCGTGATGAATTTTAATATTGATGGAATTGACAAACCTAATACCCGTGGTACTTCTGGAGAAATTATCAATAAAATCGTAGAGAATTATTGTAAATTTATGGGTATTGCAGGCAGTGATGTAGTGTATGCTGAAAATTCAAAAGACACTGACGATTTTAATAATAATAAATTTACTCTGGCCCGCGTTGCGTTGTCAACTGAATATACATCAAGTGCAGTTAATAATTTATCATCTTCAGTTGCAGCTACTTTTAAAGAAGCCATCTATGTTAGAAATGGAGATTACAACAATTCTACCTATGTTATTGATACCAGTGCTGCTGAACCTGATGGTACTGAAAAAGATAGTCGTATTACAATGGCAACTATTTTGTCAGAGAATAAAGAAAAGTTTAATAAGTTTTCAGTGGTAGCTAAATTTACAGCCCCTATGTTTGGTGGGTTTGATGGTTTGAATATCTTTGATAAAGATAGTATGAACATGAATGATAGAGCTTCTAGCGCTGAAAATATTGACGGTGGTGTTCCCGGTAAGGCTTGTGTAGGTGGTTATGACAGTGCATTAGCTGCGACAAACGATGATATCCCTATGCAAGGTGAAGGTTTTGCTAATAATATCATTGCTTCTTATACAGCAGCTTTAGATCAAATGTTAGAACCTGCAACTGCAACTGCACATATTCTAGTATTACCCGGTATTCGTGAACCTTTAATTTGCAATTATGCAGCTCGTAAAGTTGAAGAATATGGTAAGGCGATTTATTTGATGGATTTACCTCATTATAGTAAAGACGGAATTCGTTTATATGATGAAAAAGTAGATGCTAATAAGAAACCTGATGTGACTAATACTATTGTGAAATTAAGTTCTCGTAATTTTGATAACAATTATGTGGCTAGTTATTTCCCAGATGTGATGTTGGAAGATGCATCAGATCCAGTGGTAGGGGCTGTGGTGAAACGTACTTTAAAGTGTCCTTCTTCTATTGTAGCTTTAGGTGCTCTAGCTCGTAGTGAAGGTAATTCTAGATCTATTCAACCTTGGTTTGCGCCTGCTGGTTTTGAAAATGGTTTAAATGCACGTATTAAGGGTGTGAATGTGAGATTAAGAGCTGATGATAGAGATGATTTATATGAAGCCCGTATTAATCCTATTGCTACTTTCCCATCAAATCAATATGTAATTTTTGGTCAAAAAACATTACAGGTGGCTAATACAGCTTTAAATCGTGTGAATGTCAGACGTTTGATGATTGAAATTAAACGTGGTGTGGAAAGATATGCTCAAAGATTATTGTTTGAACCTAATTCAGCAGTTGTTCGTAATGAT